AACACGATAAGTTCTTCTTTGGTGTAGATAGAACAGACCTTGACGACGACCAGCGTGACCCAATCTACCCAATCTACGACCACCACCGAGGTTTGTTCTGGAACGGTGGTTACTGCTACTAGTCAATCTACGACCAGTCCAGTTAGTTTTCCATGCACCCCATTGGATAGGAGCGAAACCATTTTTATCAACGTTTAAGTCTCTAGCAACAGATGAGAAGTCACCTTCAACGTTCTCAACACGAGCAGGAAGACGTTTAATATCAATCCAGTCATCAGATGCAGGAAGAAGATCTAAACGACCAATAAATGTAAACACGTTAAATGGGTTTACGTTCTCAAGTCTTGAAGCGTATGGTTGCTCTACTTGTACAATTTCAGTATAAGGAAGAGTAACAATCAACGCCTCTTCAAAATCTTCTGGATCAGGACCTGACCACTGTACATTTGTACTAGTAAGAGGATCAAATTCTAATGCAACGTTATTAGTATAATGAGAAGGTCTTAAGTAACCATTTTCAAAGTCAAGTGATGCTTTATAATCTTCATTAAGAACGTCACCGACAGTGTGATCAGTGAAGTCATCAACAACGTAACCATTCTTAAATCTGTTTAGACCATCATCATCGTAGGTTGTAGCATTTTGTGCTTCAGATTCTAAGAGAGATAGCGAAGTATAATATTCAACGTTAGTCAAACGTGTTTCAATATTACCGATGTCACGCATCGTGTAACGTCTGTTATTCTCAGGAGTAACCAGAACATCTCTTTCAGGATCATAACCATATGGTTTATGTTCAAGAGTTGCCAAGAACATTGCAGCATCCATTGAGTCTGGTTCTTGAGGATCCTCATCAGACTTACCTTTAACTAACTGGAAGTCTCCATCATGAGTGAGGAATAATTTATCAGTTCTAGGTAGGTAGTAATCAAAGTCACAACGGAAAGTTGTACCCTCATCCATGAGGTCAAATACTGTTGCACTTGGATTATAAAGACGAGATGAGAAGTCAAAACATGAACAATCAACTCTATAAGGAACACCTACAGTACCACTTCCAAGAGCTTGTTCTAATACACCTGGTCTAAAGTCTAAGGTATCTCTTAAGAACATGATACCGCCATCTGGTTTCCAAGTAGGAATATCTTTATATCCAATACCAACATAAGATTGAGCATTGAAATAATCACCAGATGCTTCATGAACAAAGTAATCAAAAACAACTTTCAATCTTCTACGAGGAGCAGAATATGCAGCACCTCTAACAAGTCTTGAAACATCATAGAAATAGGAATCTTGACCTGGATCTAAGACGAATTGTTCAGTAATATCTTGAGATCCCTCTTCAATAGCACCATCAGCATCAGAAATAAATGCGCTGATTGCATCACCATTACTATCTTCACCCTCTACCAATTCGCCAGGTAAGAATGTACCTTCAAGAGTTACATGATATAACTTCAAAGTAGAAGATGTAAAGTCAACAACTCTTGCTCTAGCACCAGAAGTTTTACCAACGATAAGAGTACCATTAGCAAAGAATGCAGATTCAACAAGAGTTACAAAAGGAATTTTAGCTGCGTTGTCATCTTTGGATTCGTATACAGCATGAATCTCATACACATCAGTCTTACCGAATGAGATTTCTCTATCTTCAATACGAGTACCAGGTAATCTAGAGTAACTTAAACCAAATAGAGGAGCATCTGTATTGTTATTAGTCTTGGTAACTTCTAAGATTTGCATCTTAGCAGCAGTCTTAACTTTTCTCTGTACAACGTTCTTAGAGAAAGCAACTGATAATTTAATAGATCCAATACCATATAAACCTGTACCAGCACCGCCAGGTGAACTGATAGTACAAGTTTGACGATCAGCACCGAATGAAACAGCAAGTTTACCAGTGTTTACATCTGCTTCAAAGTCTCTGATAGCACCAGTAGTCCAACCAGGACCGCCTGGATCATCAGCATTACCAGAACCAGTTCCTTGGTTTTCAATAGTCAGAATGAAGTTATCATTATCAAATACAGCAAACTGTTCATTCTCTCCAAGAGTTACAGTAACACCACCGTTAACAATAGTTTGACTGTTATAAGTTCTATATGCAGTGAAAGATTCATCAGAAATACTCTTGATAGATTCCTTCGGCATGTCAATGGTAAGGTTACCATTTTGATAATCTTTAAGGAATACTCTAGGACGTAAACGAGTTACTTTATTATAAGTACCGTCAGCAACACTACCAATAGTTTTTGTAGGATCTAATAGGACTTTCTGCTCAGAAGGAGTTAAGAAAATAATATTAGTACCACTATTTTGATTTGCAGAATTTACATTAATATCTGTCTGATCAACAGAATCAATTCTAAATGTATTTGTACCAGTTTCTGTAGATACACCTACAGAAAGTACATCACCTGGTCTTAAATCAGAAGCAAAGTTTGAAGTAAAACCAGTCAATGCTTCTGCACCACTGCTAGTTAAATCAACAGTAAAGTTTTTACCTCCAATATCTTCAGCAATATTAAGAAGAAGGTCTGCAGTGAATACAACAGTAGAAGAAAGGTTATCTGCCTGTTCACGACCAAGAACAGATCTTACATCTGCAATATCAAAATTAAAACTTGCTGTAATGGTAGTCAATGCGACACCATCAAAGTTAATAGTTTCTCCGTCTTGGAAGTTTCCTCTAACACCTAGAAGTTTAATAGTAGTACCATTAACCTCTGCAACATATCCTTGTGCTCTAGAAGAAGCACCTACAAGAAGATCGTGCTCTTGAATAGAAGCTGAAACGTTAGCTGTCGTATTGATGACAGTGTACATGTCTATATCAAAGAGATATAGCATATTACCTTGAGCACCATTAACAATACCACCGTTAGTTAAGTCATTGCTAATTTGTGCAGTACGAGCAAAACCAATGATGTTACCATCAGGAGTATTATTTCTAGCAGCAGGATTCCAATCATCACGGAGTTCTAACATCTGATAGTTCCATGACAAACCAGGACCAGTTACGTTTGGCCAACCCCAAATGTTTGTGACAAGAATTGACTGTGCAAGTTCAAATGGAATAGTTGTGTTCTGAACAGCACGGGTATCTCTTGCCTTAGGAACGTCAACATAGGTAGGTGCAAGGTTTTCAATACGGTAACCTTTAACATACGCCTTACCTGGTGAAACTTCACATGAATAATATTCATCAGATGCAATTTGACCAGCAGCAGATTGTTCCCCTGCAGGAAATACACCATTATTAAAACCATCATCTAGATGCTCTCTGATAGTCATATCAAAACTATCTACAGCATAGTCACCTGATTCTTCATAAGTACGAAGTGCTAATGATCTTTCAAGTTCTGAGTATTCTGTTCTTTCTACGAACTGCTGAACTCTAGAATTTCTAAGTCTTAAAAGTTCAACAAAGTTTTTATCCGAATCGTCATCAATCGCTTTCTTTACCAGCGTAGTTCTGATCCTAAATCTGTGTGCACCAGGAGCCGAGTAATTACTAGTACCAGCAGCATTATCGTTAAGGGAAGGATCATCTTCCGAAGTAATAATAGATTCACTGACCGCAAGTCCTACTCTGTAGGATGGAGTATTTGTATATTGATCAAGAATGATATAAGAAGACGGAACGTCAACAAAATATCCACGAATAAAGTAAACACCTTCATTAATATATGCAGAAGATGCAATTGCAGTTGCTTCGTTAGGAAGCATCTGCCCAAAGGGTGAACCTTCCTCAATCAGAGTGGTTCCGAAGGTAATGTCAGCATCAGCAAGTAACTGCTCATTATCCTTAAATGTTTTAACTGTTGTCTCTGAAGTAGAGTCAGCAGAGTCAATATACTTAACGTAGAGAGTGATATAGCCGCGCTCAGACTCTACGGAAGAAATTGAATATAATACTTTTGCCTTAATACCTGTAGTAACACCTGTAATGGTTTTACCATTTAATTGCGTTCTATACAGCTCAACATCAGCACCTAAGAAGTTTTGCTGTAACAGGATTGCCTGAACATCAAGGTCATAACCAATCTGACCAGGAATAACCATCGCACCTTCTTTGAAGAAGTGCTGTCCCATGTTTTCCACCTGATTTTGCATGATGGATTGCATGGTGGTAAGTTCCCTTGCCTGAATTGGGAATCCAGGTCGGAACAGTACCTTATAAAAATTTTTATCCTTGTCAAAGTCGTCGTAATACGGCGTGACGTTAAGGTTGGTATTCTGCGGCATTTTGAGGTACTAACTTATTAGAATTCAATAACAATTTTGATGTCTTCAATCTGGTCGTTTGCACGACTAATTGTCCTTCTGTTATCTATGTAGATAACATTACCACTGTTTGACTCAATTTCTGGTTTAGCATAACCAGATGTAAATCTCATACCAAGGTCATATTCAGTGTTGTTAATGACACGAGAAGACGTATTAGGAACTGCTGGAAAGTTCACGTCAGGGTCACCAGAGGCACCAGATGATGCACCTTGAATAGCATTAGAACCATCAAACTCATTAAGTGAACCTGTAACGGCTGGGAAGATACCATCAACTCTGTTCTGATAATATTTAAGAACTTTAGTTGTAGTATTCCATGAAACAACTTTACCAGTTGCAGTAACTGATTGACCACCAACGATACGAGTCTGTGTGATAGTTTCGTCGGGGATAAAGTTACCTTGGAAAGTTGTTGGGAAAATAACTGCTCTAGAAGCAGATAAAGTCAAGTCTGAAAGAAGTTCGGTAGTACCGTACTTCTTAGGGTTAGTTGTTAACCCGATACGACGGTAGTCGTTGTCAACTGGGAAGTCGCCAGCACCTTCATCGTAGGATAGTTTGGCGTTAATCATGACGCGATATGCACCCATTTCCACCACAGGGTCTTTTCCATGACCACCAGGAGGAGGGATGATAACGTCAATTTGTCCACCTGTACCAGTACCGATACCAGAGATTGCATCAACGGTAACTTTACCGAAGGAATAACCAGTACCACCAGAGGTTACAGTAGCAGATATAACGCGACCCCCATCAACCACAATAGATACACGGCCACCAGTACCATCTCCATTGATAGAAACATTATCATATGTACCATTGTTATAACCAGATCCAGATGAGGTAATGATAACAGTATCAATCTCACCTGCTACAGCGTTTGATGTAATTGAAGCATCACTGAATACAGGCATGTAATCAGCAGAGAAAAACTTCAAAACCTGTGCAACAGGGATAGTATAGACATACTTCCAGCGATACCCATCAGCAGTGGTAATAATGGATGTACTTGTGCCAGTGGGCTCAATAGTGGAAGGCTTACCATTAGGGTCACTAGGAGAAGTACCGTTATAAATGCACTTATAGACCTGATAGTTAGAATTGACGACATAAAAGTCTGAATCGTAGAGCTTAGTCGCACCAGAGGACGCAGTATTCGTCGGAGAATAATCATGGCGATACATGTCGTATGTAAAACCGAGTCCACCAGTGGTTTGCTCGGGAGGAATCCAATCAATACGACGAACAACTTGAATCGTGTCGGCAGCAAGAACACGCTTCAATGACATCATATCATCGTAAGCATCGGAAAACTCATCAAATGAGTCAACTGCTTGCGGCGGTGAGTTTTCATTATCCCACTCCTGTGGGCGACCAATAAAGATGTATAGACGATCTCGGTCGTCACCCGCAACAGTATCTGACGCAAGAGGGTCGGGACCTTCTAACGACTTGATAAATTTCTGTGCGGTAAAGATTCTGAACTGGTCAGTTAATAGAGCTGCCATTGCCTAATGTAGTTCCTCCTTATTATTTATCGTAGTTTCTAAACCTTATTCATTCCGAGCAAGGGTATCATATTCAATACTTTGAATTCTCCATGATGCACCACCTGCTCCATTGAGTTTTTCTCCACCCAAGATTACCTCTGCAACTGCACCAGAACCAGTGGTATCTCCACCAGCATTAGTAAAGGTTACTGTAGGATGAAGTACACCTGCAGTTACAATCTTCTCATATCCATAACCACCGTTGGTCACAGTGATTGAAGCAACTTGGTCACCATCTCCTGTCATGGATACCGTACCAGTTGCTTGCAGTTCACCACTATTTTCAACTGTAATGGTAGGTGTCAATGTGTAATCAAGACCAGGATTCAATACGCGGATCTGAGTAACCGTTGATCTTTCTGAGAATTGATAGAAATAACCATTGATACCAAGGTTTACATTATTAGTAAAATATGGAACTGGGTTAATTACTGTCAATGTTCTAGTTCCAAGATCCCATGATTCCACAGTCGCTTGAATAGAAGAACTCTGACCCGTTACAGTTTCACCAACAATAAAGTTGATACTATTATTATCTGTGTCATCAAAGGTAATTTTTATTCTTGAAGTATGTTCAATACCATCTCCAAGACCACCTGCAGATTCAATAGTTGCATATTTGAATGGAATTGATGCATCTTTTACTTGATCGCCGAGTGAAAATAGTGTG